CACGTCCAGGATTTTTCCCACCAGCGCACACTGGCCATTTTGCGCGCGTCGGAAAACTTCTATACGGTGGACTGGAACACCGTGATGATTGTTGAGGCGTCAATATGCGGGTGCAAAGTCTGGCTTGTCCAATCAGATGGGTCGGCTGTTGAACATCCTGTCTCATTGGAGACCTGGCACCATGAAGTAATGCGCCCTTGGCTGGACGTAGAGCTTGCAACTGTATTTGCGGAGAAAGTGCTCGCATTTTTCAACGGCTTGACAGTTGACGATTCAAAACCGATCTGATACCCTTAAATTATGACTGTTCCAACTTTTAAAGCAAAAATCGTTTCTCAAACCGGAGCGGCCCTTCGCGCTGTAACTGCGCGCGCTGCGGCGCTGAGACATTCCCACCGCACTGCTGAGGCTGCCGAGGCGGTCAAGGCAACGCTGCCTCTTGCGCCCGCGCCGGCCCCGGCTGTCAAAATTCCTGCCGCCTCTGTTGGGACAGGCTCTACGACAAGTGCTTTAGGGGACACTAAGCTCCCTTTTGGAACACCGACAATAATTAAGCCTATCGTCAAAAGAATTCCGACGGCAACCGTTAGGCCGGTCAAGTCAAAACCAGTTCCACGTGTAATGGCCCCGGATGCGGCGGAACGCGCGGAAGCTGCCAGGGAGGCTGAGCGAGAAGCTGAAAAAGAGGGATTGACTTAATCCACTGAATCGAATACCCTGCTATTATATGGCTACATTACGAGTTTTTGCACCTGATGCTTATGAAGTCAATTTGACTTCTCAATTGACCACGGCTATAACCACGGCTCTGACGGCTGGTTTGGCAACTGCTCTTTCGGGAGCGGGGCTGAGCACTACCCCGACTTTGACGGGATCATACGTTACGACTGTCGTGGCGGCTTTGATTGCTGATCTTAACACAGCGATCCCCGCGGCAATTGAGGCGGCAAATGCGACATACGCTCAGCCGCAGAGTTTTACGGTCTCTTAATCCGGCGCTCCGCCGGGTTTAAGCGGCCTGATTTTTTATGGCAACGACACCGAAAGTCTGGGCACCGAGTTCGTTGGAGGCGAATCTGTTTTCAACTTTGGCAAGCGAGCTTGCCGCAGATACAGTTTCCAATCTTGGCACACTCTTAACTTCTGCTTTGGAGGCTGCTTTTGTCAGTCCGTTGAGCACGGATATTGGCACGGCGGTAACAACCTTATCGGCCATTGGCAGTTCCAATACGCAGAATGCTCCCGCAAACAGTTTGTTGGGCGCTATTCAGATAGTGCTTACGAGTTCTTTGAGCGTTGGCGGAAATAGCATTTCTTCATTGATTGCCAGTTCGCTGACTACAGAATCTTTAAACCTTGGCGCTGCATCTGGTGGCACGGGTTTAAACACCACGCAAATCAATGTGTTGGCGGCTAGTGTATTGGCTGCTTTGATAGGAGCTTCTGCTGATGCCGGATTTGCTGGAAGTCTTTGCAATTATAGCGGCGGCGCTATCGCTGTTTCCATACAAGACACTACGGATTCAAATGCGTTGGGCACTACGCTTAAATCGGTGTTGACCACCACTTTAAATTCGAGTCTAACTACTGATTTGGGCACGGCTGTGGTAAACACGCTTTCATCGGATTTGCTTGCTTCAACGCTCAATACCGATCTGTTGTCGGAAATTCCTGCGATTTACGCGAGTGTTATTGGGAACCATAACCGGGTTTTTTCCAGTAGTTCAGTTTCAAAGAATGCGAATTAAATATGAGTGATAAAAATAGATTCCAAGACGTAAAATCCTTTGAAGGCAATTTGCCTAATCGGGAGCCTCAAGCGCCGCGTTCAATTCCGATTGAAAAAGTCGGGGATGACCGCGCCGGCAACAAGCCCTACAACGGGGACGCCAGTGATAATCATATTCGCGGGGGAAATTGTCCCGTAGGGGGAGATTAAATCAAATGGCTAAAAAATTTCATGCAATACAGAGAAGCGGCAAAGGATTTCACGTAATCGCCAAGTCCACGGGTGAACCGCTTTCCAAACACCCCTTTCCAACACGTGCTCATGCGCTGGCTCAGCTTCGAGCGGTTGAGTGGTCACAGCACAAGCCGGGAGGCTCAAAAGAAGGAGAGTAATTTCACCATTTAACACGGGCGGTTTTTCATGTTTTTCCGCTCGTGAAAAGGGAAACGGCCAGGGTGTAAATCCTGGCCTTTTTATATGGACGCTAAAATAGCACAGTCAAATGATGTGGGGGCTTGGTATAAGCCCTCTGAATCAATTAAAGAGTTTCACGCCAGCAAGGCCCGCATCCGCGCTCTTATTGGCGGTCGCGGCTCCGGTAAAACCACAGCGATAGCTGTTGAGGCCATCGGCCACTGTTTTTACAACGCCGGCGCAAAGGCATATATTTTGCGCAAGACCCAGGACAGCAACCAGGACACCACGCTCGAAACTTTTGAGCATCAGGTTTTTCCCAATATGGGCACCGCTTACCAGGACACTGGAATCAGTTTGTTTAAGATAATCGATGGCGGCAAATGTTTTCGTCTTCCAAGTCGGCGTGCGGTTGAGCTTTACAATGAATTTCAGGCCGCGCATCCGAATGCGACCAAGGCACAGAAACTGACATGGCTTGAATCGGTGGGAAATCTTTATTGCTCCTTTCTCTTTTTTGCTGGCGTGCCGGAAGAGCGATACCGGGCCAGCCGCTTTCGTGGTTATGAATGTTCTCTTTTAATTTTTGTCGAAGCTGACCAACTGGCGCGGGAGGATTTGGATTTAGGTGTGGCTACGCTTCGGTGGAAGGGGATTGATCCATCCGTTTGCGATGAACTTGGGTATATAAAGGATTCAGGAATTATTCTTGATACTAACCCTCCGGGCCGGCAGCATTGGATTGCGAAACTCGAGTTGGAGACTAAAGGTGATCCGGCTGTGAGATTTTGGCACTTGAAGACCTCTGACAACGCTGCTAACTTGCCGAAGGATTATGTAAAAAATCTTGAGCGTCAATATCGAAAAAACCCGGCGATGCTCGCCAGGATGGTATATGGCCAGTATGAAGATGCGTTTGATGGCTCGCCCGTGCTCTTTCAATTCACACCCGCTGAGCACGCTTATGAAAATCTTCCGTGGCCCCAGGGCGCTTATCTGATTCGCTCATGGGACTTTGGAACGACACAGGCTGTAATTTTTTCAGCGTATTGGGCGGATGGTCACGATGAATACTGGTGGGATATGCATGAATACTACGCTCAACAATCAGATGTTGAGCGGCAGGCCCGCGCTGTGTTGGAGATTACCCATGCGGTCTTTCCTTTTTGGAATGACCGGCTCATCTGTTCCGGCGTAAAAGATTATTGTGATCCAGCAGGTAATGCAAAAACCGACAAGGGATCAAGCGTGTTGGTCTTGCGGACTTACGGGATTTATCCGGGCTTTATCCGCATGGGCTTGCAGGAAAGCTTGGCGGTTTACAATCGGCTTTTGGAAAAACGGGACCGCTTTGATAGGCCGATTTATCATATTGATAAGCTGACTTGTCCAATGCTCTACACTGCATCCGCCGGTGGATACCGATACCCAGTTGAGGGGGAGCCGGGCTTTGGCGGGGATGAGCCGCTGAAAGGGCCAAAGGGTGGTGATTTTGACCATGTGGCTGACGCTTCCCGTTACGGCAAATATAACTGTCTGCGGCTCCTCCGGGCTGAGGTTGAGCAGGCCAAGAGGCTTGTTGGAGCTTTTGATGTCAAAGAAGTTCCAAATAACCGGAAAAAGTGGTATTAAATCCTTGCTGGACATTTGGCGTCAAATCGAATACACTTGAAATAATATGGAATTAGGAACAAAAGTAGAGAAGCGGGGTGGAAACTCGGCGGCTCCCGTTGACCACAAAGAGCCAAAAGTCACATTTCCCGAATTAACTTTACGGGATAAAATCGCCAAACAGTTTATCGACGACCATGAACCTACGGTTGGAATGGAGTTTGCTTGCACGGCGCATGTCCGTGTTTCCAGCCTGACTGATGATGAATACGGCCAGTCAGTCCGGTTTGAGGTCTTGGACGTAGATGAGGTGGCCGAGGAACGCTCCGAGACTGAGGAGGAAGTCGAATCTGAGCACGAGAATGAAGGTGGCGAGGAAGAAGAGTCCGATGAAGAGGAGACAAAGGTGCTAGGATACAAGCGTAAAGCAAAAAAGATTGAAGTTCCTGGCCCAACGGCTGCTGAGTTGGCTGAATAATGATTTGACGCGGGGTGGAGCAGTCTGGTAGCTCGTCACGCTCATAACGTGAAGGCCGAAGGTTCAAATCCTTCTCCCGCAACCAATTAAGGATATTATGTTGAACTATATTGGCCCAAATTTGGGCGCGGCTCCCGCCGCTGCCATGATTCCACCGGGGACGCCGGGGACAATGCCGGCAGGAATTCCGGGCGTAGGCACTACGCCAGCCCCACTTCCGCCCATGCCCCCAATTCATGGAGCCGCTCCGCCTCCGCCGTCTGCATTGGCTGCGATTCTCAGGAAGCCAGGAGGGCC